GAGTGTGGTGCGGGCTTGATATACTTCCGAACACGGGCTACACGCCATCCGTGAAATGTTGCGAGTGGATACTTATCTTTTACCTTGAAATGTGTGTTCAGCATCCTGACAAGCTGAGATGGCTTACAACCAGTGAAGTTGTTAAATTCGGTGATTGTACCAGAGAAGTGATCAACAGGATCTTTTGGAGAGGGATCACCTTTCTCCCAGTTTCTGAAGAATGTGATGTGCCAAAACCGCTTAGATTCATGTTGTTTGTGTTTTACCTTTTGGTTTCTTGGCTGTGGTGGCTGGTAGTATTTATTCTCCTCCTCAGGAGTCATTCTTCTGAAACCTTTTCTGGTTGTATAACCGTCCGTGTCAATCATGTTGCATGCTGTTCTTCTACTAACACCAGCATACTCCGATACTTCACGCACATTACCAAAAAAGATGTCAGGGTGAGGCACTGTGGGTCGAATAATCCCCACATGCCTGCTATGATTTGCTATAAATCACCCCCATGTTATTTAGTAAAGAAGTCGTTCCTCCCAAGGAAGTCCGTGTTCATTGCAGTAGTCTTTTGCCATCTGCATACCACCAGACATACCATGATCTAGATAAGCTACACTTTTCATCCCAGCCATGTGCTTCCAAACAAACCCAGCCTCAATCCCGAGCTTTCGTTGTTCTGGAACTGTGTCATCCAGAACATTCTGTTGGGTGTACAGGAGGTGTGAAGCGTATGGGGCCTCACCACGAAGAAGCATATCATGCATACATTTCTGTGCATATTCTATGTTAGCATCTACATCCCCAGCGAACGGTGACTCTAATATTACAGGTTCCATCAAAACCCCCTTTACTTAACTTTACGACCAAGGACACTAACAACACCTTTGCGGAAGGTACCGGACCACTCTTCAAGAAACTCTGAGAATGCCTCTTCACCAGAAGCCATGGCACCTTTGTAAGCCAACATCACATTACCTGTGTTCATTAATAACAGCTCTTCACCAGCTTTTTTGCCACAAACACGGTGCACCTGCTTCTTCATGGTAAGAAGATCTTTCTTTAGTTGCTTGCTTGCGCGTGGATCAACATGCGGTAGCAATACAACACCAACAGCATATAGTGAGGCTTTTTGTTGGATAAGCATTGGGATAACCATGGTCCCTGTTGTTGCCACTAATGCTGCTCTCTGTGCTTTCATTTTAGACATATTTGTCTCCTTATCTGTTTCTTACATGATGCCAACCCCGAAGGTATGACTGGATATATTGTTCGGACTTTCCTGACCTTCTTAACCGCCTACGTATTCTTACATCAGTATCATTTTTATCTGGAACTGGTTGCATGGCATCACTCCAATGGTTCTCCTTTCTCATTACACTTACGAGGAAGTTCACCTACTGGCTTGGTTGGTACCCCCTTATCAGACAACTCTTCATAGCTGAATGTGATCCACTGACCAACTAATGGTTCCATGTCTACAACCTTACGAGGGTACTTCACCCCATCTCTTCGTTTGACTTTCATCATCACTCGGAACTCAACATTCTCAAGTTCATCTGATGCAACGCATATTAACTTAGCGTCCCCGTTCTTGCAAGCCTCAATTCCAATTACCTTTGCTTCAGCATCGAACCTTGGCTTCCACTTAAGAATTTCATTGCTGCGAACACCAAACTCAAAGACACTATCAGTGTTACGGATTACAATGCCTTCATACTCAGAGATTGTCTCTCCATCTTCACCAATTGTCTCAGATGTTGCCGATTCAAACAGCTCTACAAGCTCTTCACGATTGTTTACCAGCACAGGCATCTCAACACTAAGGTACTGAAGGTTAAGCTCTCTGATGCGTCTTTGGATGCTTCTCAGCTTACGTACCTTATCACTGAATGGTACATCACGCTCTGGGATGTCGAAAATAACTAGACCTAGATGTGGTGTATCCTCGTTTGGCTTTAATGTTGCTGATCGGATACGTTGTAAACTAAATCCGTGGTGATACATCTCTGAATCAATGTCACGGTCAAGGAGTTTAACTTCTTCAAACAGGTGAGGGATATCAAATGACTCCACACGGCCAACCTTTGAGATTGACTGCTGCTTCATAACCATTAGTCGGCTACCATTAAACTTCTTCTGGACGTAGCACGGATATCGTACATTCTTCTCAGCATCTTTGAAGTTGGTAATCTTCATAGGAACAACACAGGCATGATAAACCTCCATGGCCTCCTCTTTGGTAAGTCGGTAGTGTTTATTGTCCTTACGGTCTACGTAGAGAGCTTCTAACTCAAACTGTGCCTGTTGTTCAGGGTTACGTTCATTTGCTCGACCTACATTGGTGGCCTTCGCTGTAAACTTGGAGGCTGTGTGTTTACCAAGCTCCTGTCCGTATTGACAGATAACTTCTGCACCTTCCACCCAAGCAGTCCAGATTTGAAACTTCTTACCGCCCTTTGTCATCTTATACATAATATCAGGCATATATACCCCCCGCTAGTAGTGTTCTGTTAGATACAAATGCCTCAAACACCTGTCCACGTTTTTGTCCATCAGCAGCAATTGAGTACTTAGTTTCAACCTTGTCAATGTCAAATGGTGAAAAATAGTCACGTATGAATGTACACCATGTATTGGTCATCAAGAATGGGATACCAGCATTGGTCAGATCCCAGAGGTATACACGAAGTCGTTCATAAAAATCACCACCATCACCCTCGGGTGTGTAATCCTTAAATACCTTCTTACCACCATCACCATCAGAGTATGGCGGGTCTATTAGTACAAACGGGTTGCTGCTTTTGCTGAGCATACCCTCTGGAGAGTTATACGTATCAAACTGCTCACAAAACACACCACGACAGAATTTGTTCAGATGATCACGAGCAAGTTGTAACTGCTTGTAGTTGACAGCCATACACTTATCACCCATGGGTGTGTTGCACTGGTTGTTCTTGTTTACACGATACAGACCATTGTACCCACCATAAATTATGTAGTAATAACGAGCAGCTCTCTGGATTGTGGAATGGATATCTTCGAAATTACCAACACGGTCCCATGCACGCATATCATAATAGAGACCTTTTGATTGATCTGTTTCTATCCATAACAGCTCAGACTCAAGTCGATCATAATCAGACATGAGTACCTCATAAAAATTTATAAGTTCTGGGCTTGCATCGAAGATGTAAAAGGGTGTTTCCTTACTAAAACTCAAAGCTGCACTTCCACAAAATGGCTCTACTATGTGTGATGTGTTCTCAGGGATGTAGTCCTCTATCTGGCCAAGAAGTTTCCTTTTTGACCCGACATACTTTATCGGTGATAGTTGCAAATTACACCCCCGAGTTTGTGAATAGGTCTTCTGTGAACACACCCTTTTCACCAGTTGCAATCCAATGTGTGATTGCATTCACAAACTCAAAGATAGTCGCATCATTGGTCATGTCGATAAAGTTGGTACCAATAGGACAATCTTTCTTTTGGAGAAAATCTCTACTATCAGCTGAGAAGTCTGCCCCGCCTCTATTAAATCGAACAACATACACATTCTCCGCACCAATACGGTCAGCGATTGGGTAGATCTCCTGTGGAAACCCGCTGTCAGAAAATGCAGCACCCGTTTCAAGATCAACACTTGCAGCAGCTGGCATACCAAAATAACGCTCACCAAACTTGGGCTTACAAACATTTTCTGAAATCCAGATCAGCATGGCACGTGGTGATAACCCAAGGAACTCTTTTTGCGGAACCTCTTTCTTCTCTCTATCATTGTAGATGGAAAAGTACTTAGCTTCTGGTAACCCAGTTATTGCCATCGCTATTGTGTGGAGGGTCTTCTTAAACTCTAAGTGCTGACAACCAGTTGCCTTTTGTAGCATCTCTACAGAGTAATCTTTTCCACATAACAGTGGTGCATTCATAAGAACAACCTTACCTTTCAATAAGTGTGCTGGGTAATAATTTAAAGCATTTGTCATATTAACTCCTATTGGTCTTGTTTGATAATGATTTTTTATAATAGGGACAACACATCCCTATTGGTAAAACACCATCTGTGTTAGTTAGGCGGGTGAGGTATCTCCACTTGTTTCAGTTGTTTCCGTGGTGCCCATTCTCCGTTCAATCTTTCCTGACCTAATCCATTATAAGATGATCCACTTCCCATCAATGTAGTGGTGTTTGGCTTTATACCGACTACCTTTGATAGTAATAATCGCACGCTTAGCATTTTTGTACGTTACAATGTGAGACTGCGACCAGCCACCCATACCAACGTTGTACCCCATATCCAACTTACCAGACACACCAGCAACATAAACCCCATCACGGATGTTTGCGGAGTGCTGATGGCCGATATTGAAACGCTCTCCAGCCAACCGATAAGATTGCGTTGAACCACGGGCACCATTGTTACCTGTATGGCCATGGAACCCGCATTGGATACCATTGTCACCGCAGATACGGTAGCTCTCATCTAGTCGAAGGAATTTTACATCATCAATGGTCCCGTTAAGGCCCTTTAATGAATCCTCAAAGATGCAGAAGTTTGAATCCTTGTCCTTAATAGCCCGTACCAGCTTCAGCTGACAGGAAAGTAAGAACTCGGCATTGATAGGATCTTCACCCCATGTAATCTCTGTAGCCCATTTCTGCAAAGCAGCATCATGGTTTGAGTTAACAACCACAGATTGACACCAAGGTCGTGATGTTAATTCCAACACCTTGCCAGCCTGCTCAAGACCATAAGAAACTTCTTCTGTCTTTGCATACATCATTGCAATTTTGAAAAGTGGGTTCTTTCGGTTGTGATGATTTCTCACCTTGAAATCTGTCAGGTCGTGGTAGAACATGTGATGGGGTCTCAAGTCATCAAGCATGTTAGGCCCCTCAACCTGATGGGGCATACTGGCTTCATCAGCCATAGCAACACCAAAGGATACAGCACCCACAACCGGACAGAGTTTTTCTGCGTGGATATCACCCCAGTTGATCCCCATGACACGGTGGCCAGTGGTAAAGCCCTCGGGGGTGTAGTACGTATCAAGGTCATATACGTTACCCGTGTGGGTCTCAGCAATGAGCTGTCTCGCAAACCATGTACCATCTTTGTCAATCTCAACCAAAAGGGCACCATAAATATGGTGGTGCTCAGCCTTCTGCCCAGCCTTCTTTTTAACAAAGTTTGACTGAGTAACACATCCGGTGGTGTAAACCATCTTTGCTGACTTACCTTTGTGAGAGGCAACACTTTCAAGATTTACCTTTGAATGTGGGATGATAGAGCTTGCTGATCCAGTGTAATTTTGTAGCCCAGAGATCGGATTAGCTGCTGTTGGGAGAATGTTCAATTCACCACACCACACCAAATCATCAGCAACCTGAGTTGATTCGTCATTTATGTACTGACGAAGCTCTGGTGCATACCAACTATCACCCTTCTGGAGCTTCTGATATGCCCCCTTGTCGTATGTAAACGTCCCAACAACAATTGGTGCATTTAGTCGACCAGAAATCACCTGAAGTGTTTTGAGGAGCTTGCTGTGAACAAACGTGTTGTTCTGTGCCGATGTGAAGATAAATGCCTTCTTATCAGATGACATTTTCCCACGTTTAAGGTGTGGCTTGTTAAGTGACCCAGCTGCAAGTGGTTTCCCTGTATACTTCTCCCAGAACCCTAGATGCGTCTCACGTGCTAAGAACCGACACACATTACTATGATGAAGACCCAAGCTTTCTGCAATCTTTCTTCCACTCACCCCCGCTTTGTCTTGACTAGCAATCTCCAGCAGTGTCTCGTGATCGAAACCTTTCTTCCCCATCCTATACCCCTTTTATTTTTGTTTCATAATAAACTCCCAACCAGTACGCATCAGCTACATCATCTTTTCCTGATTTAATACCTGACATCCCAAGACCCTCATACAGCCACCTGTGTTCTTGTGGAACAGCAGCAATCATCAACGGTTTCTCCATCTTGACAAGGTTAGTTCCAGCCTTACCGCTTGGCTTCGGCACGGTTTGCAATTGAAGGGGTAAATAGTTGCGAGCCATGGCCTTCAAGGATGTAGGAGATACATCATGCAACTGGCCCCAGTCATAGCTTGCTTGGTACATCGCATTTCTCATCACATAGTACAAACCAGCCAGATCTCGTGTTGCATTACCTATTGACCCAAATGAAAGTCCCTCCATGACAATTGCTGATGGCTTAAACCCAACAACACGTTCAATAATACTTGATGTTATGAACTCCATCTGTTCATCCACTGTGTCAAAATACCTTACATTTGCAAGGTGTTTTTTACTACTGGAGCTTCCAGACTTGAATAGGTGTTTAGCAACTGGCTTACCACCTACCCATTCAACCAACGCTGTTTTTGATAGTGATTGATCTATACTGATTAACTTGGACATAAACAACCCCCTACTTTGGACTCCACGCAGTTTCAATTCTGCTGAGATTCTCATAACGGTATTGCTTATCAACTTCATTAACCCAGTTTTGGTCTGGGACTTTCCACAAATGAGAGCCATCTTCGTTTGGTTCCACTGATAGCATATAGACTAATCGTGCAACCTCTAAGAGGTAATTGAGTGGTGATATTGTAAGAACCACAGCAGCATCTGGATCTGTCAGTTCATTTGACACCGTGCCATCTTCTTTGAGTTTATACTCATTCCAGTGGTAGTAGTGTTTATCACAGAAAGCAACATTCTTTTGCAATAGCCCCTTAAACTTAGACCGTAACTTTGTACGATTACTCTTTGTATCAGACTCTCCCATAAGGATTGCTGACTCTACACGAGAACAAACTTCGGCATCGAGGTCTTTGATATGTTCTCTGTGGAACCCTTGATAAATCTCGGAGTAAACAGCTTTAAACAACTCTTCCTCAGTATTACAAGGTGACAACAGTTCATGGACCTTTACATCACCACAGAAATAAACACCAGAGATGTTATCACACGAGTCTCCCAGTAACAGCTGTGCATAGAACCCACGAAGACCGCTAAATCTAAGTTTTTTGGTCTTAGTCTTTTGTTCAAGTGAAAGGTGTCCCATTGGGAAGATTTTTTCAATACCAAGGTCTTGGTCTGGATTAATAAACAACCCAGCAACCATCTTGATATCTTTATCAATTGTAGCCAACACGGTACCTGTAAGCTCCATGGCACGACTTTCTATATCAGATAGTGCAACTGCACCATCTTTGTTGGAAAGTTCCTCTCTGGCGAGATCCATAGCTTCTAGCCACGCTTCATTATGAAGGATTGCTAGTTTATCATCAGCCTCCATACCAATACACATCTCAGCACCTAGTTGTTCCATCAGGTACTCACGTGCCTCTCCTAACAACTGTGGCTTGGCATCAGCTTTTCGATTACCCTTATACTTCAGTACAGTGGCAATATCTTCCGTTAGCCGGAAGTTAGATGCACCATCAGTCAAGAACAACCGAATTGACCCAGCACCAGAATCTTTAATGATCCGCTTTACTTGTGCTTTAATTGTATGAAACATGTTAGTTGAGTCATCACTGGTGGTCACCACTTCATGGGTGATTGCAGGGTTTTTATCTAACATTGCATTAAAGTCTCGGTAGTCATGGAAACCCAGTGCAGCATATAGTTCCGTGATACCACCATCAACTGAGTAGCACTCAACATTATTTAGCTTGATTACCTGCTTCTGGTTATCACACGCAGATGCTGCCTTATATGCAACTGGATCTGCATCCAGTAAAAGAAGTGGCCCGCCCTCTGTAAATGTGAACAGCCCATCTGTGTCTAGCACATAATCAAGTTCAGCATTGTCAATGATCATCATAATCAACCTCCTTAAAAATATGCCCCCATATTAAATACTAGGGGCATTGGTTAATTATAGAGACTGCAACTTGGCAATCATACGGACGAGATAATCATCATCTGAACTGGAAGAGTCACTGATATCATCAACCTCTGCACTGGTGACACCCTTTTCTTCTAGGGCATCTTCGAGCTGGGCTTCTGTGAATGTTGAATAGTCGATAGTAGAATCAGGTGTTCCACGAGATCTGCGGCTTCTTCGTGGTGCAGGCTTCTCTTCATCACCAGCACCATCAGCATCTTTCTCTACCTTATCGACTTTCTTCTCTTCAACCTTTTTAGGTGGAGCCTTCTTTTTTGAGTCCTTTGGTTTATCATCACCATCAAGCTTGCCACCTTCTTTACTATCTTCAAGTGACTTGACATAGGCTTCCATCTCTTCAAGTTGACCAAAAGATTCCACGTTCAAGGCTTTGTTCATTGCATATTTGATAATCCAAGCTGGAACATCTTCAATTGTGGTACCTGCATGGGCACCAGTGTCGATGTCATATAAGAATGTTGGGCTAACCTTCGCCTCTACACCAGCTTTGTGTTTTTCCATGATCGGGTTGATCTTGCTGATATTCTGCTTACCATCTTTACCATCTTTGATTGTGATACTCACTGGCTCATCCAAGATCAACTCTGGATTAACCATACCCTTCTTACCTTCAACCCAAGCTGCCTTTTTATTTGCAGTTTTTGCCAAAGCATATAAACCAGACTTTTCATGAGATGAATACTTGATAAATTTTGGTAGAACACGTGGCTTAAATACCTCTTCACCCTCGGCACCACGTGGTACGTATGTATCCTCTTCTGTAAGCTCGATCAAAATGATCGCCTGTTCGATCTCAACAACCTTCGTGTTGTCATCAAAATCTTGGTTCTCCATAAGACCAACATGCGCCATACCAACAATACGACCCTCGTATTCGCGTTCTGTGTCTAATGGTGTATCTGGTGTGAAATTTGAACCATCTGTTGAATTGTCAATAATCATACTCATAGTAGTGTTTACCCCTTTGTTAAAAATAATTAAGTTAGTGTTAGTGAGTGTCGAACCAATTATCACCCCACATGTAATTGCCTGTTATAGGACAATCCATTTTGAAGTATTTACCTGCTGCCTCAAATCCCTCCACACAATATTGTCCAACTTTGCAGTATATGATTTCTGCTGTGCCAGCTTTTACGTCAATAAATGGTTCAGACCAAATCTTCCCATCATTTTTCCGTTGTCTTCTCTGGAATCGAGCTACAACTTTTTTAATTTTATCCTTTGCAGCATCCTTTGCAGCCTTGGCCTCTTTTTTGTCATCACTACCAAGTGGGAACATAGAAACATCAACATCAAAAACCTTGTGTTCCTCATATGACTTTTCTGGTACGCCAAATTGGTATTCATCCATTATCTTCAGGTAAGAACGTTATCTCCTACCCCGCACTAATTATGTGCTGCCCCCTATTTCTAGGAGAATGCGACTATATTATGATCTCACTTGAGATCCCTTCAATTTCCATTTAAGCCGTGAGGCACCCACTCGGGCCGTACTCTACTCGGTTCAGCTGTTGCTGCCTTTCGATAGTCTGTGAACGTTTAGATAAATATATAATCTTGTGAGATGTGTATCCACTGCCGCCTACATTTGATGGCTTGGATCGTCCCTCTCTCGATTTTAAAATCTCTTGACAACTTGGATATATTACAACCCTTCTGATCTTGTAATGAGATGCAAATCTCCCTTACCTGATCTTCCGTGATTTTACAGTTGGAATTTTCTACGCCTGTGGCACTTCTATTCCTGTTATCCCAACTCTGTTGGTTATTTTCTGATTTTGTAACATATTCCAAATTACTTGGGTGGTTATTTCTTCTGTTGTCATCTATATGACCAACCTCATAACCCTCAGGACATTCTCCGTGGTAAGCTTTAGCTACTAGGATGTGGTGGGATACAGCTTTTCTTACCCCATTAATGGAAATAGCACTAATCATATAGCCCTTCCCATTATCACACCAACTAAGTGGTGTGCCGAATCTTTTACTTAAAACCGTACCATCTTCCAATATCTTATACCCGTAGAGTACTTTCATATCTATCTCCTCGCTGCTGATTAACTTCTACTAGCTTGCAACTTTTATCTATCGACAATAGTTGTTTTGCCTAGGTAAGCATTCCAGCAATTAAGAAGGTTTTCTACTACATGTCACCATGTAGCACCACAATGTTATTTATGGTAAAAAGTGAATAGTTCAACAAACGAATTAGGTTTATACCCATCCGTTATACTTACCAGCCCATCAGTTTCTAGTCTCTCCATGAGACTTACCAGCGCTGTCTTCATAAGAATTGCACCAGTCGATTGTAGCTTAAGGTTTAGTGCACTATGTGTTGATCGTACTGTAAGCTTTCTACCATCCAATCCAACAAGGAACCCCTTCTCGGCCTGTTTCGTTATACGCTCAATACAATCACCAAGTGGCTTAAGACCTTTCATGATCCGCATACGGATAATAGATCCACACACAGTATCTTGTGCTGCCTTATACGTCAGTGATTCCTTCTTAGGACTCCAGTTCTTATGTCTCCATAAGTCCCCATCTCTGACCCACCCACGTAGCAGTAGTTTTTCCACCGAAGAGAACTCATCTCGACAACCATCAACGTTGGCGAGAGATCCTAATTTTGTATCAGATCCTCCATAGATCAAACAATACTCGATACCCTTAGTGCTCCCACGACTGTTAGAGAAGTCTGGTATTAATTCCCAAATTACCGTATGGATGTCACCATCAACAATTTCGTTAGTACACTCTTCATCACCCATCTCATGTGCAAGACAACGCATTTCAAGTCCACTAGCATCACTGCCAATCATCTTACCATTCTCATATGCAGTCCAGCACTCTCGCATCTCCCTACCCCACTTAGCACCCCCAGAAGGGACATTTACTAAGTTGGCATGTCTGCTTCGTGCTGTTGGTGTACCCATTGTATGGTTGAGTGGTGTTATACGACCATCATCCCTTAGAAGATTTAGCCATCCCTTTGACTCATCTTTGAAGTTTTTAACACTTGTCCTTCTTGACTTGTCAATTAAATAGTCCTTCAACATTTGTCCGATACCGTCTTCACCAATGGAGTCAAAGCTGTCATCAGTTAATCGTGGATTTCCCTTGTCAGTATACTCAACTGGTTCCCAGCTCGTGTACCTCAGTAGGTACTCCAACACCTGATCATTGGACCCAAGGTTATAGTTGTTCCACCGGAGACGTGTGAATGGTCCCCCTACATCTTCATGTGTGAATCTTACTAGTGGTGGGTCAGTAAGCCCCGCATCATCTTCATATGCGTTTGGTTTTCTATCCTTCGCTTCCACTAATGGTCTGGCCTTTCTTGCACGTATTGCTTTTACAACAATCTTACCCTTTTCATCGAGTTGTGCTGGTGTTGCAAACCTTTCCGGTTCGGCTGGTATCTCTGGTTGTGCAGGCTTTCCATTCCAGAAATCCTTAACAGACTCTTTACACTCACCATTAGCCTTAAATGGCTGCCAAATTGGTGAGGGTTTATTCGAAGAGTCTTCTGCCCAACACCACCCAAGTGGGATTTGTGTTAATCCAGACTGCTTAAGCATTCCTTCACAATACTTTTCCCAATTGATCTTTGTCCCACAGTGATCAAAGTTTATTCTGAATGGCATATTTGGTAGTAGCTCATCCTCGATCTTTTCAAGACTTGCATCTAGGGTTTCTACCAATTTTTCAGCATGTTGTTTGTTACAAGGAAATCCCCACTTTTCTGAATATGATATCCAGAATGCAGCCATGTGTTCTGTACGGAGTGATTCTGTCCAGTCAATATTACACTCTATCCGATCAACTTCACGTTCATCATCTAGTGCTGTTTTTATATCAACCTGTACCTCAACATCTCGCCAACAACGTTTATACATATCAAGACTGAAGTTCATCCAATCTTCATGCTCGACCTTCGTACCTTTGTTTATACGGAGTGCCCAGCTTTCAACGGAGTGGGGGCCGGATGTTGACCCGAAAACATAATCCCTATCACAGAACTGGGTTTGCGATTGTAATAGTGTATCCCACCGCTTTTCTCTTGGAATGTGATACCCAACAATCTTTTCAATAAGTGGGGCGTCAAACTTCATAAGGTTGTGGCCAGTTATCTGGCCAACTTCTTCATAGAAAGCTGGTAAGAGGCTTAATGGGTAAACATTAGTACCTGATCGATTAGAGAGTCGGTTGTGTCTTCTAATTGACCGACCGTGCTCTTTAAGGCACTCATCATCAATAAAATCATTACACTCTCCAGTTTTATTATCTTTGTGGCATACCATCCAAATGCGGGTTGCAGCAGGGGCGATAGTCAACACTCCCGCTGCAAATTTTAACTTTGGCTCTAATAGGCCATTAGATTCCGCATCCATTGTCTGCGAGGAACCTTTCACGTTTTTAGAAAATTCAGTCATTGTCCCTCCAGATTATTTAGGTACTTACAGATACTTCCACAAGGGATTCCCAAGGGGTCACAGCCTCTGAAACCGCACGGTACTGGTGAAGGTTTATATGCCATCCACCATTAGGGGTGGGTATCCACTCTCCTCGTCTATGGCAGAACTTTGGTTTCACCTTATATCCGTACACTTCACCATCTGCATCTTCAGCAACAAACTTAACCCCTAAGTGAAGAGGAACCTGATAAAGTTTCCCCTTAAAATTAATATCTTGCATATCACCTCCTAACTAAATTTTGAGATCCAAGTAAGGTGCTTTGATGCCCTTGTTAGTGTCGTGTACATCCAACGTCTACGAAGATCGATTGTCTGTCTTGTCATTGGTTCTTCAACAACAATAACTTTTGGCCACTGAGAACCCTGAGACTTATGGCCAGTGATGGCATACGCAAACTCAAAGACATCAAACATTGTTTGCCCATATATCCGTGGGTGATCTTCCCCTTCAAAATAGTTACTGTACGCCTTAAGATCCAAGTACTTCTTTCCTGAATCATCAATTGCATCAAATATAACAAAACCAACCTCATACCTGACGGCTGTTATAGTCACTATGAGTCCGTTGAACATCCGTGTGTTCTTATTGTTTTTTACACAAATAAGTTTTTCACCGACCAATGGGTATATACCATCATACCCCTTGTATTCTCTGAGACGTATATTGAGCTTAGCACGCATTATATTTGTAAAGCAGATAACAACATCAGCACCAGCAAGTAAGTCTGTATCGTTGATAAACCGTCTACCTACCTTAATTGCATCACCACCAACACCGTATGTCCCGTTGTGTACACGTTCCCGCATCCTTACTGATGTAGCAACACAAATAATTCCACTATCAAGTGCCTGTCTGTGAACTTCTTCCAGTTTAAAATCTGGGTTATCCATGACATTTCCGTGCCCAGCAACTGGTGGTAGCTGTCCATGATCCCCTGTATAGAGGATCGCGATTCCAAGGGATTCTAAGTCATCCCTCATATCATCTGGGACCATACTTGCTTCATCCACCACAATGAGATCTGCCTCTACATCCTCTTTCATTTTCAGTGTGAAAATAACATTATTAGGATCGTCTGGATCTGCTGAAGCATCATAGATCAGTGAGTGGATGGTTTGGGCATCAAGGGATTTCTGCATAAGAACATTGGCAGCTTTACCAGTGAACGCACAATACACTACACGTGGTGTTGCACCATTTGGATCTCTTAGTGCTGGGAGTGCTATACTTAGAAGTGTTGACTTACCAGTACCAGCATACCCCCCAATGCTCAACGGCTTAGCTACTCCACCTATCTTTCTTTGCAGGTTCCACCACTCATGGATACCTCTGTAGGCATTTAACTGATCACCATCTAAGTCATCAAATGTAACAACCTTTTGTAGTGTTGATTGTACAGCCTGAGAAATTAGTGTTTCACTATCAGCTATACGCTCACCACGAAGCCTCTCGGCTCTTTTTTCTTTCCTAGCTACACGTTGTCTCCTCCGAAGCTTTCTCACCTCAGATCCGGTTAGGGTGTGTCTAGGTAGCTTTGTTGTTGTACTTTCCATCCCCACCTCCCATGCTCGGTACCTGCTTTTCAAATGACTGCTCAATCACATCACGACCAGTATGTTTGCTATAGTTAAAGTGACCTGTTTGTTTATCATAGAGATATGCCCCTTCACAAAGCCCAACCTCTCCAGTCTCTCTGCACTTTAAGAATCGTGCAAACCTTGTATTAGAATGTTCATCATGTTGGTTATCACCTTCAAGTGCAATTGCGTTCCACACCATCTGCAAAAGGCCAGCAGACCCACGTAAGTTATTAGCAGTGATTTCTGCACCACGGGTAAAGTCTCGCTTTGAGTCTCGGTTTAGGTGGACAACAGAAAGTACATGAACGGGGTTGTGCTCACAAAATTGATAGATCTTTTCCATAAGGCTGTCAATATCTTTTCGTTCGTCATCTGATCCTGTTACCGCCATGGATATGTGATCAAGGATGATTAATTTACACCCCTTATTATACAGGAATCGTATCTTATTCATCAGAATATCAGGATCAATACACCCGTTGTGGTTTAGGAAAAACATTTTATCAACAACGTTCTTCTTGGAAGCCTCTCGCTGTTCTTTTGGTATTGAGTCAAAGTTCTTTCTATACAGGTTAAGTGCGACTTCATTGTCATAGGCAATATAACCTTGCATGGTTTTCGTATTCTTTTCTTCAAGATAAATATTACCAACCATCCAGTTGTGCTCTGTATTCATCCAGTGACCTATAGCTCGACATAGTGTGGACTTACCCATACCTGCACCGGAAAATATCAGAGTATGCTCATAAAGACGAAGCCCTTGTATCATTTCGTTTATGGACTCGAACGGAAGATCATACCCCTTCACAACGGCCTGTTCTATCTCTTCAAGTGAGACATCTTCACCACTGATGATATCAGCTGGTTGGTATTTCTTGGCATTGAAGTACATATCAGAGAATGCGTTTATTGCATCTTCTGCGGTTTCTTCTGCCTTCCACACATCACAAAGATCTTTTCTTCTATCATTGTATTCAGCAACGAATAATTTATCAACACCGAGAACTTGTACTGCCGCTTCGAGTGCAAGTGCACCTTCTGCATCAATAGTGTAGTTATCTCCCATCCAGATTATTTTTTCATATTTCTCTAGTTCTAGGCTGTGGTGTAATAAAATCTTTTGTGCACCCTTGGCACCATTTGGTAGTGATACTATGTGGGGGTTTTGTTTCTGTATCCGTCTTGATGGTGAGCGCTTATTCATAGCTTTCCACATCTGCCAACCGATAGCACAATCTTCCTCACCCTCTACAATAATTAGTGTGTGACGCTTCCCAGTACAGAGGTGCCATCCAAACAAGTCAGTGCCCTTGATTGTACCAATATCTGTGTCCCACACTTTCGGCAGTTGCCTGTTTTTAAACCCATACGGTGTATCTTCTACGTAGTAAGGGTAGTATCGTGCAATAGGTGTTGCATTGGTTGGGTTTATTTCTGTCCGTATACCAAAGTGTCGATCTGTCTCAGGTGTAATACCACGATGTCGGTCACCAATGTATCCAAGGTGATCCATATCTTCCATGGTGAGCTTCTTTTTATACGGACCGGAGGTATTATGGTTTTGGTATGTTCGTCTTTGTGACGCAACTGTGCCAGCAGAAAACCCATCAACACTCTCCTTACTGAATGACTTATCACATCGCTGGCAATAACCATTCCCTGATGAGAATACCATTAGGTGGTTTCCAGAACTATCACCACCACCCTCTCTACACTTTGGGCATGGCATATTCTTTACAATCTCACCACGTTGTTTTCTTGATGACCTCCTAGTTCTTCGAGAGGCTTGAGACGGGGTTAATTTGGTTTCATCCCCAGTGCTTATGAGCATACAATTCCTCCCTCAGTTAGGTTAATTAGGTTGGTTTATTCCATCGTCTTAGGGACACTTAAGGAATATCATTATAAATCAATAACATACATCACCTGTTATTTTAGTGGATTCACCTAACTGCACACTTAATAGTTTATACCTTTATAGCTGTGAATAAAATATCAATTATATTTGACAAAGGTATATAGTTAGTACATAATCCTCCCATCGAATTAGAGGGAGTATATTAAACATGCGAGATATTCAATTAGCCAGAGAGAAGCAAGATATGCAGCGAACATCATTAGCTGATACACTTGAACTTCTTGGGGAGAATGAGTCTTGTGATTTGCTGGTTAACCTTATTTCTGAAACATCAACACGTATTGAGTTGTATATAACAGCTACTGAAAGACAGAGAGCACCATTCTTTAAGCTGACCAAAGGGTTGTCAGTTGATGAGGTTGCAGCTATTGGTGTCAAGTCTGTGGTTGGTTACCTATCTCAGTCTGGTGAGTCATCAGTTGTTTCTGTTGCAGCAGTTGCAGGTGCTGGGTTGCTCCTTGCAAATGAACGGGCTGAAGATGTACACAGTGCTGATGAGTCAATACTTAAGTTAAAAGTTGCAGCAGGTATTAAGCTCGTTGATCTTGTCCTTCTTGCACTACCTAAGTTATTCCGTGTTAGTCTGAAAAGGGAGTCAAAGACAAAGACAACCCATATGATTTCACCAACCAAGGCTTTTGAGAAGATGGTTGAGGATAACCATGCTATGTTCAATATCATAAGACCACGCATGATGCCTATGGTGCACAAGCCAGATGGGTGGGCAGCTATGTCTGGTGGTGGGTACCTATCTAAGCAGGCTAAAAAGTTCAAGCCTCTAGTGAAACGACTCCCAGATCACATAGAGCCAAGAGGTGATACCCTGTATTCTGGCCTTAACCAAATCCAGAATACACCGTATCGTGTTAATAAGTTTATCTTTGGAGTGTGTACCCAGTTAAAGGGTATCAGACCGAAGGAGCTTGAAAAGGTTTTTATGGTTGAAAAGGGTGAGTTCGATGAGCCATGCCCTGTTGACCGAGAAGCTGATGCATACCTCTGGGAGAAAGTGGAGGGGGTTAAGGTTAACAAGAAGACTGGAAAAGAGACGGTCACTGATGTTATGGTACATCAGGATGATGATTCTGTAGCAAAGAGAAAGGCATTCTTTCGGTGGAAGGATAAGAAAAATCTCCACCTAAAAGAGGTTGAGGGTAAGAAATCTCTTGATCGTTCATACCAGACCATGTTAGACGTTGTGGAAGAGGTACAACACTTTGATGAGTTGTTCTGGCCACCATCACTCGACACCCGTTGTCGTGTATACCCATCAGCTATGACTGGTATAAACTTACAGGGTTCTGATTTCCAGAAGGCTGTTGTTGAGTTCGCTGTCTCCCTTCCTATTGGAAGTGCTGATGGTGTGTACGCTATACAGAAGGCTGTGTGTAACCACTGGGGTAAAGATTCTGGTGATGGTGTAAAGACTGATAAGCTTAGAAGGGGGAAGGGTGCTGAGTGGGTTGAACGAGAGACACAGTGGATGCGTGAGTGTGTATTAGACCCAATAAACAATAAGGAATGGATGAGCGCATCAAAACCGTTTCAGTTCCTTGTTGCGATCAAAGAGTGGGTTGATTGGTTATCATATAAGGAGTCTCACGGTGAGGGGGATTTTGATTTCCTACACCGACTGTGTGACCAGAATGATGCTTCTTGTTCTGGAGCACAAATACTCTCAGCAATCACACTTGATGAAATTGGTGCGATGCACACAAACTTGCTAGACGGGGATGTACAGGATCTCTACATGGCATGTGCCGCAGAGGTAATACGCTCGTTGATAGAAACATTTGATCAGCCACTATCTCAGGACTGGCTTGGTCGGGTAGATATAATTGGTGCCATAAACCGTGTGTTGGCCGATGAACAGGAGGACATCCTCTCTAATACATCTCAGGACATTATCCGTGAACTTGGGGCTACTGGTGTGGATGTTGAGGATATATTCCTTAGCGTGTACCTGAGGCTCTCTGAGGTGGAACAACATCGGTATTGTTTGGTTATCCGTGACTTGGTAAAAAAGCCTGTAATGGTGAAGTTCTATTCAGGTACAAGATACGGAAATATAAAACACTGTGGTGAGCGTATCGTGAAGTGGGGTTGGGAAGATATGTTTCGTGATGGAGACGTATCACCATCAACACTAATGGGTGGCCTTATTTATGACTCTATCAACAATGTGATCCGTGGTGCTGGGCTTGTGATGGAATACTTTGTCTACGTAGCTGGTGTGCTTGGTAGCTACAATCTACCTGTTAAGTGGGAGACACCCATTGGTTTTCATGTTACTATGAGTAAACCTAAGGAAAAGGCACTGTTGCTTCGTGTTCCATTCGGTGCTAGTGGTGAGATAAAGAAATTCACGGTGTTAGTACCAAAGTTGGTGAAGGACCATAAGGGTCGGTTAATCCCTGAACTTGATATAGCCAAGATGAAGTCAGGCGTTGCTCCTGATATCGTCCACAGTTTTGATGCATCTGTTATTGTATCTGTGTCAGCACGGTGTAAGACTGAAGGTATTGATAATCTGTGGATGGTACATGATTCTCTGGGGGCACATTGTTGCCACTCAGTATTATTCAACAGGATTATACGTGAGGAGTTTATCTCCCTATTTGGTGGCCCTGTGTTACAGAATCTCTACCTAGGTTTTAGGTCACAACTTGAAACCCATTTGGTAGATGTGTTTGGTGATGACTTCCATGTTGACATGCTTGGAGAGTTGATGTCCCCAGAGGAGTTTGGGATTAAGAGAGGTAAGTGGAACCCTGATGAAATGTTAAATTCAGAATTTTGTTTTAAATAAGCCGTGTAGTTGGGTTGACTTAACAACCCAACTGCTATAAGATACACCCAACTTAACTTAGAGGTACCAATCCGAATGACTAAAACAACAACAACCAATGAAACAGCATTTCCGAATAAACTTGTATGGACACCAGCTGAGATGCTTGAAGCGAACTTCATGTTCCCTGTAGATATCCCAGATGTTGGCCAGTTTGTTAAGAAAGAACAATATGTTTCACTATCAGATCTTGAAAGTGATAATGATGAATCCTTCTGTGCTGTAATTCAACAAATGTTGGCACCATGTCAACCGCTTAATAATGAAGAGCGTTCAGGTCTTGTATCATCGGTACATAGTGGAAATCGCCTGCGAGTGTTGTTCCACACACTTCAGGTTATTGAGCGAACATCTGAAGCGTTGAATGCAACGCAAACTGTGGTTGCTATTGATGAGAAAGATAAGGAAACACATGATGGTCGTGGTTTCAGTTTCCAAGAGAATACCCTTGAAAAAATGGATAACCAAATCACCTCATATACTGATAGCAACCTTGCATTAAACAAGCCAACCAAATAGGCTAGATGTGTGGTGGTTTTTGGTTAAAAATATGACCTTAAATCACCACCTCACTATTCGCACTTTTGGAGTGACGTAAGTTATTGATTTAATTATAAATAGAATATCCAACTTAACTGTGCAACTTTCAGTACAAAAACCTCCAAACCCTTGCCTGTCCTACGTGTAGATTTTCTAACACCAAACAACCACTAACCACTAAAGACACCACGCAGATATTACATACACTACTATAGTAAGTAGTGTGGGTCATTTGTATTGTATCGTTGATACGTTATATCGACCCGTGATTAGTAGTATATGATCTTAGTGAATGTCTGATTTAAATAACACAACTATCCTGTCTAACTGTTACACCTAACTATCATCACATCACAATACATCTACCTAATACTTGGTTGTCATATCCACATATCATTATTAACTAATTTATCCAGTAAAAGATCTAAGATCAAAAGATCTAAGATCTTATAGATCTTGTGGTAGTACCGCTATCTACACTATCATTTATACAGGATATGCATAGAATCAATAGGTGATTTATAGGACAAAACTCCATATATGTAACACACTGTTTTATATGGATATTCCTTAAGTGTCCCTAAGACGATGGAGATTACAAAAGTTATACTGGCAAATAAGCCATATGCTGGTCACTTTTATCCATCACACAGATATATGTGCAAACCACCCTAAGAGGAGGAAACACAACATATTCTGAATGGTTATACCCTTTGCCCTTGGAAACACTTCATAGACTCTCAGCTAGAGTCTCACAAATATGAAATCATGGAGTGTACTGAGTCGGGGTAGTGTAGCTCTCTACATTAAAATGCTCCTTGTTGCTTATGCCGAGGAGCTAATTTATATAATAGTGCACCCCTTACACAAATAGTTAATAACAAAGTAATGGGTGCACAACCTTTCTGGGGGAAGTATGACGGAAAAGACAAACACCTCCAAGAGAGGACTAGCAAGTATGTCACCTGAAAAGGCTGAAGCTGCTAGAGCGAAGTCCTTAGAGACTCGTAGAAGTAACAAGAAGCTTAAGGAAGAAAAACTTGATAAGGCTAAGGAGTTGAGGAAACAGGCATCAGCATTCATGGCTCGTGCAGAGAAGCTCAACACGGAAGCTGATGATCTAGATGGTCAATGCTCGTCTGAAAAAACAAAGAAGTTGAAGGCAGCAGAGATTAGTGAAGATATCACGAGTACTTATAAAGACTCGGTTAGTCCACAATACCTAAAGCAGATGATTGCGTATGCTATCAACCGTGGATTATATGCCCACCAAATGACTACACCAACATACATTGCAATGGATATCATCAACAGTGCTGACTCATCTAAAAAAGAGAAGCAAGAGGCGATGAAGACACTAGCACAAATCGAAATCTCAAAACCACGAATGGTGGAAGAGGAAGCTAGTGATTATGTTGGATCAGTTGAAGAAGAAATGCAGGCACTAATGTCAACGCTTAGTAATGTTTCACCTAAGCGATAGGGGGGTACATGTCAAGAACATACACACACCCGTATACCCTAAAACAGGCTAGGTGGATTCGTAAGAATCTCATAATGGAACCTGATAATGAGAAGAGGGCTGAGTTCCTTGGAAAACTAGAAGGTGCATTCCCAGATAGATATGCAGAGATCCTCCGGTACATAGGACAAGACTATCGTGTAATGATCAGAGATGACCAGTTGTGGGATGATTTTGACTCTCCAGACTGGAATGGTGCAATCTGGTGTTGTGGTCGTGCTTATGGTAAGACATGGGCAGGGGCACCAGCAGCCATTGAGTTTGCAATGCAACACCCTGATTGTCGTATTGGACTACTGGCACCAACATTTGGTATGGGCCGGACAAATATGGTTGAGGGTGCCTCTGGTATCATGCAACTATCACCACGTGGATTTAAGCCAAAGTATAATAAGTCGGAAGGCTCACTTACTTGGCCAAATGGTGCAACTGCAAAATTATTCTCCTCAGAGAATGGTGATAGGGTACGTGGTGAGAACTTCCATTATGTTTGGGCTGATGAGTTCTGCTTCTTCAAGTTTACTGGAGGGGATGATGACATTTGGAAGATGACAAAGATGGCATTACGTGCTGGAAAGCACCCAAAGTACACCATCACGACATCACCAAAACCGATCAGAACACTAAAAGAATTACACACACAATCGAAGAAAGATGGTAGTAAGATACGTTTCCACACAGGAACAACGTTTGACAACTATGCACTTCCACAATCATTTATTGATGATGTGAAACTTGGTGAGGGTACAACACTCTACAACCAAGAAGTTTTAGGGATGATCCTTGATGAAAACCTAGGAGCAATATTCTCACTAGAAGATATCAAGCGGGTTGAGCTAGACACGTTTGACCAAGACCCTGATGAGTACAACCTCAGAATGAGAAAGCTCATTGATAGTATGGACCAAATTGTAATCAGTGTAGATCCCAACGTTGTTGAGGATATCAATTCTGATGAGACAGGTATCTGTGTTGCTGGAAGGCGTGGGGATAAGGGGTTTGTTTTCAAGGATGCATCTCGTAGAGGAAAGATCTCAGAGATATACGAAAAAATTGTGAAGCTCTATCACCAGTATCGAGCAGAATGTCTCGTAGTTGAAACCAACAATGGTGGTGACTTTATCCCAGCAGCTATCTTTAACATAGACCCAATGGTTGTTGTTAAGAAGGTGTGGGCATCTCGTGGCAAGAAAGCAAGGGCAGAGCCAATAGGTTTACTGTATGAACGTGGAAGAATCTACCACGTTGGAATACATAGAGATCTAGAGGCACAGATGTGTGAGTATAACCCGCAGGTTCACAAAAAGTCTCCAGATAGAATGGATGCACTTGTGTGGGCAATAACATACCTCTTCCCTTCAAGCTCTCGTGGGCTATTTGATGAGACAGGTGTTCCAGAAGCATTTACCTCACCAACATCAGAAAAGAAGGCTGTACTTACAGACCTATATGCTGACCTTGTAGAGGATGCAGAAGGGGCTTACAACATGTATTCGATTGATGTAGAGATTGAAGATGAATTTGATATCTACATTTGATTATGTGGTGGTTGAGGCATCCACACGTTAAATAGGCAAACCTCTGGGGCTTGATGGTGGTGATGCCCATCAAGTCCGGCTCGATAAGGATCGACAAATCACCAGATAGAGAAAAGGTGCTCTGTATTAAATAAATGCCAAACAAACAAACAATGGGAGGAGTAATGCCAGAAAATCCGTTAGACCCACTCATCAAAGCTCCCGAACTGAAACAGGGTGACACACCTACAGATGTGGGTGAATCAGATGGGTACGTAGATTATACACTGTACTTAGATGAACGTCAGGTACTACCAAACCTTAAGTCAATCAGTGGAAAGGTGAACACATTTAATCAGATGAAAACCAACTCAACAATAAGTGGTATTCTTCTTGCATTTAAATCTTTGTGCCAAACACCACGAATAACGATCAAGGAAAATCCATTAGACCCAAATAGAGGTAGGGCAGAAAAGCGTGCAATCTTCTTGAGAGAATGTGTTGCTGATATGCAGACACCTATGAGCGATGTGATTGGAGAGATCCTTGATATGATTGACATGGGTTTCAAGATTATGGTGCCGCAGTTCAAAGCAAGAACAGGGTATGATACCGACCCGCATTTCCATAGCAAATATCATGATGGTAAAATTGGTTGGAGAAGCTTTCTTCCAATCGACCCAACCACGATTGAAAAATGGAATACACCAGCTGGGATGGGCTATCTAGGTTTGACTGGTATTACCCAACGTGTAAGACGAAATGGGGCAGAGATTAAGATACCACGAAATCGCATGCTTCTATTCCGAACAGTTGCATCTAATAATGACCCAACAGGTAAATCCATACTTGAGGGTGCCTATCTCGACTGGGTTGACCTCGTTGATGCAAATAAGATCCAGATGACTGGACTAAGGCGTAGTTTAGAAGGTATCCCGTTTGCACGTATCGATTCCAAAATGGCTGCATCAGCACAAACAAATAAGGCACATCGATCTGCAATCCTTTCAGCAAAAACAGCTGTAAAGAATTTAGATGCAAG